CATGCCATTTTTAATGCTTCTGAATTTAATATTAGTTGTGTTCCAAACTCATCTTCATCTACTTTCTTGTTTACTTGAAGCATAATATCTTGTGCTGTCTGACTTATCGCAGTATTCATTTCAATTTTAGTCGCATATGTATTTGTAAAATCATTTTTAACTATGTATTCCGCATAAAACTTATTGCCTTGCATGTCAATTAAATATATGTAGTTATCGCCTTCAAATAGCTCTATATTTACATTTTCTAACGGTTCTTTTACTTCTTGCTCTAATACACTTAATACGCCGTATTCTGAAAGTGATAATCTACGCATAACATAATCTTCATCTTTTGTTATAACTAAACTATCGTAGACATCGCCTTTTACTCTTAATTCTTCTATGTCTATTACATACTCTTTCTTCTCACTTGAAGGATTACTACTTGGTTGTTTATCTACTATTATTTTGTATTGCACCTATATCACCTCCATATTTGGTTGTAAACTTTCACTTGGAAATACATTCTCGCCTGGATATAGATTACTATCATAAGTTTTATTTCCTTTTATCTCTAATTCTAATATCTCTGTTTTTCCTGCATCTTCTAAGTGTATCTCTGTTACACCTTCAACTTCTCGTTTGTAAGTTACTGTATCTGATACTTGTTGTTGTATTTGATCTACTGTTTGTTCTACTTGGGTTAGTTTTTCCTCATACTCTGTAGATTGATTTGCTAATTGAGTTATTTTTTGATTTTGCTTATCTACAAGTATGTATGTTTGATTTATTTTCTTATCTGTACTATCAGAATACTTGTAGTCAGTTTCAGTTTCGTTTGGCTCGTCAAAATATAGACTTTCTATTAGTCCATCTTCTATTTCGATTTCATCGTTTAAAAGTATTACTGGATAAGTTATTTCATTTAAACTTAGATTAAAAATATCGCAAGCTTCTAAAAATAATATTCCTTTACTTTGAATATCAAATATATAAAACTCTAAAGTTTTTAAGTAATTAAACATCTCGTCAATATAATCGGACCTATCGTTTGTACTAAGTAATTGATTGTCTGATATTTTATATTCATGTAGTCCATTTGTGGATATGCTTACGTCATCTTTTCTGTAAATATTGTCGCTTTCTTCTGCTCTGCTAAATACTAATGAATTAATAAAATATTTTTCTCCTATTGTGACGTTATCTTCGTCAAGATAGCTTTCGTCTATAATTTCATTTGTATTTATCAAATATTTTAAAATTGGTATTTGTCCATTAAATAATATAAAACTACAAGAAATTGTAGTAATTTCATCTAGAGCATCTCTAAATGTATAGCCTATTCCAATATGCAACGTTGGATCTATCATTTTATCAGAATTAATAAAAGTAACTGGAATATTACTTGTACTCCAGTTTAATCTCTGAAATATTTTTATTAAATAATTTCTTGTTGTGAGTTTTTCAGTTAACTCTAGGTCATAATCTATCATTGCTTCTTTTATTTTTGTATAAGCTAAAATTCTATATGAATTTGTGTCCTCTTGTATTTCACACGTTTCTACATAATATGTATTAAAATCTATATATTCATAATTTTTTTCATTTAACTTAATCCCTATTTGTATATCGATTTTTGTATTTTTTATCATAGATACACTACTATCAATTTCAACTTGATGCATTATAGTTTTAAATAAATCTGTATTAAATGATGGCTTTACCGTATTAAAATCATTTATGTCTGCTTCTATATCATTTAACTTTATCTTTATATCAATTTGCCTTCCATAAGTTCGTAAATCTATTTTAAAATTATCTGTTACACTTTTCATTCATAGTACTCCCTCTTTTTATTTGAAATAACAGCACTAGTATATCCTTCTATTTTTCCAAAATACTCTTGCTCCATTTCTTGATCATTTGAATAACAAGACATATTGGTTATTGTTTTTTTTAAATCTGGATTGTAGAATGTAACTTTATTTTCTGCTTTATTAAAAAGAGATAGGATTATTCCTACCTCTTCATTATTTAACTTTCTAAATGTCATAGTTATTTTTGGATATATTCCTTTAAGTGTCCCAGAATTATCTCCAGATAATGATCTTCCCGTATCTTTCCCCCATATTTTATGATATCCAAATTTTACCTTTGTTAAATACGAAGCCATTTTAACACCATCTATAATCAAACTATCTTTACTTATTAGCATAATTACCTCCCATTCTTAGCAAAAGCAAGTTCTTGCTGTCTTTTCGCTATTCCTCTTTGTATTACTCTTCCATTCATATTAATCATATAATATCCACCATTGTTGCTAATTTTACTTGCAATTCTGTCTGCTAAAATATCTAAATACTCTAAATTATTTTCAAGTGGTAATACCGCTTCTTTTCCTGCTTCTCCTATTATTGCTGTTGTAGGTTGTGCTATAACACCACCTTTTGCTAAACGTGGTAAATTAAAAGTATTTAAATAACCTAAGTTAATTCCTGGTACTTTATTTATAACTCCTATTAATGCATTTACAGCTTTAATTGGTGTATTAAGTGTATTTTCTATTGCCCATAAAACTCCATTCACTATTGCTTTAAATGCTCCAGCAATAGTTGAACCAACAGTTCTTCCAATATTGATAGCAATTTTGCTAATTATACTTGCTAATGTTTTTATAGTATTTACTATGCTGTCCCAAATATTTCCAAATATATTCTTAATGTTTTCCCATGCAGCTTCCCAATTTCCAGAGAACACATTTTTCACAAAAGAAATAATTTCATTAAAGTTGTCTTTTATACCCTTAAATATAAAGTCAAACCAATTTAATATTTCTTGCAATCCTTCTACAAAAGTGTCATATATGTCGCCAACGGTATCTCCAAACATTTCACGAATCCAGTCACTTTTTCCCTTTAACCAATCGATGCCTCCTTGAAAAAATGCTTTTATTTGGTCCCAATATTTAACTATTGTTCCCCATATCAAGACAACTGCTGCAACAACAGCAAGTGGTAAATTTCCAATAATTATCGCCAGACCTAATAATGCTACTCCTATACCTTGAATAAAAGATCCTAGATTTGTAAAGGTAGGATCTTTCAAATATTCTAATAGTGATTGTACTGCATATACTATTCCCGCTATCAAGACACCTATTCCTAAAGACTTTAATCCTCCTAACCCTATTTTCCAAGCTAACAATCCTGCTGTAACTCCTGCCATAACAGATAAAATCAGGTCCTTGTTATCAACAATCCATTTAATCCATTCGGGAACTTCTGCTTGCATATTACTCAAGTCCATGCTTGGAACTGATATTCCTGTTCCAGCATTTCCTGATGTACTTCCGTCATCTTGTAAAATATTCATTTCATCAAACCCCTGTAAGGATTTTTGTATTTCTTTTGCAGATTTTGCTGTACTACTAGCGCTATTTTGCATTTTCTGAAATGCCGAAGCACTTGAGTTTGCAAACAGATTAATTCCAAACCATGCTGTTGCAATTGTATTTACGTAAGATAATAGTGTATATAATAAGCTGATTAATCTTTGAACAACAGGTGCTATAGCATTAGCAATACAATATCTCATATATTCAAGATCCGTAGAAATTTGACTATTATATTGAGATACCATGCTTATAGCACTTCTAACAGCACCCCATGCAGTTCTAATTCCAATTACAGCTATAGCCATTTTTCCTATTTTTCCTATTTGGTTTTGAATACTTTTACCTATGTTGCCTATTTGATTTTCTACTTTATCAACCTTAATTGATTCTATTTTATTTTTAAATTCTGTTATTTTTTCATTGTTTTCTAGTTGTTTAGCCTTTACTTTGTCTAATTTAGAATAGATTTTTTCTATTTTAGGAGCTTGTTTGTCTATTTCAGTAGTCGCTTGTTCATATTTCTGTTTTACTTGGTCCAATTCAGTTATGATAGAATTGTACATTGGTACATCAGAGCTTCTTAATCCTCCAGATATTAATGAACGTCTTTCTTCATTTAGTCTTTTAATTGTTTCTCTATAAGAATCTGCTTGTTGCTGTAATTTTTGATAATTATTTATTTCTTGCTGTAAGCTATCTTCTTCTTGACTCATATCTGCATTGTTTGTTTGTATTTTTTTTATCTTATTCTCTAATGCTGTAATATCTTTGTCTATCCCACTATTATCTAGTTTTGTTTTAATTTTTAAATAGCCATCCACATTTTTCACCCACCTTTTAACTGCCTTTCGAATAACTCATCTAATCTTTTTTCTTCTAACGTTTTAGCAGTTTGTTTTTGGTTTAATGCTACCTGTTCTTTTTGTTTTATCCATTTTGCTCTTTCGTTACTATCTTTTATTTTACTTATATCGTAATCTCTTACAAATCGTACTCTATTTAAAACGCTATTTTCACTTAATCCACAGAGTAAGCTGTGAAATTCCCACCAATGCATATAAGTTTTCTTTGTCAACCTAATATGATAATCATAAAAAAAAGAAGTTCTTATATATTCCCAATCTTGCTCGAAATCCATATTTACTTCTTTTTCACTATCCTCTTTAGATTCTTTTCCGCAACTTAAATATTTAAGTGCTATTTGTAGTAAATCATCCCAATTTTCACTATCATGTAGACCTTCATCTCCAAACAGTAAATATATTAGTGCTAAAGCTCTTTCTTCTTCTGAAACATTACTTTGAGATACTTCTTCACATTTAAGTGCTACCTTGTAATTAGTATTGATTTTATATTTTTTATTTTTTACTTTGGCATATTGAGGATAATTAATCATTAGTTAACACATCACTTTCAGTAACTTTATATTTTTCTTTAATTCTTGTTTCCATATCCTTTACAGTTAATTTCATTTTATCCATATAAGGATCTAATGCTTCAGTAATATCATCCCACATCTCTATGTATGGATTTCTTCCATTTAGAAATTTTCTGGTTCCACCTTCTCCTAAAAATAAATCCATAGCAATTTCCATTTCTTTGTAACATTGCTTAAAAGCGTTTACTTTTGCTACTTCATTAGAACTTAACAATTGTTTTCCTTTATGATCTTCTTTTTTATTTATTATCATTATTTGTGCTTTTAAATTATTTCTTGCTTGAGTTATTAAATTTACACATTTGTTATATCTTAACGGCAAATCTATATCTCC